GGATAAGTTTTAGAATGAAAATCGACAAGAGGTTATAAAGCCTCTGCCGATTTTCTTTTTTTATAGGAAACAGCAGAAAAGAAGAGCGTGCAGAGCGTAAAAACTCTGACACGCTTATTTTTTTACCATAAAAGCAAATGAGGACGGAAAGGAGCATAGAACATGGCGAAACGAAAGTACAAGCGTCTGCATTACGAGGACAGGCAGACCATAGAGGCTATGAGTAAGCAGGGCAGCAGTGTAAGTGATATTGCAGAGGCACTGGGAACGCATAGGGACACAATTTATAGGGAGTTCAAACGCTGCAACGCCACACTGAAAACCTACACGGCGGCAGCAGGGCAGCAGGCGTTATAAACAAGAATAACAAAAGAGAGGTAAGACACATGAAAAAAGTAGATTTTAATAAATTGCAGGCAGGCGACTTAGTAGAAGTGCCACGCACACAGTTTGCACCTATGCGTAGAGGCTGGAATGGCTGGTTATTCAGTGAGGCAGTAGTAATAAGAAAGGGCGTAGGAAGAAAAAGCAAAAAGAATGTAGTCGTAGTGGAAATGAGAACACCAGCAGGAAAGAACAGCTACGGGACTATAGAGGCTACATTTTACGCAGAGAATGTTTTTACTACGCCAGCAGCAAAGAACGCAAGAAACATTTTGAAGAAATACGGAATAGAGGACGCAGAGAGCTTTTACAAATTCATTGAGCGGGACGACGTAACGGGCTGCGATTGGATAAGGTTTTTAATAGAAAAAGGCTTTTTATTTAATGAGTAGGCGGCAGCAGCCGCCACGAGTGCCGTTAGTTCAGTTGGTTAGAGCAGCCGCCTCATAAGCGGCAAGTCGTGGGTTCAAGTCCCACACGGCACATTGTGTAGCAGGCATGGCGAGCCTGCGGCAGAGGGCAGCAGGCTAATAGCTGCAATCTGTATACCGTGGAAAAATAGCGGCGGTCATACCAGCCAGAAAGTATGTGGACGGTCAACAGGTTTTCAGTTGCTTTTTAATGCGAAAAGCAGCCCGCACGGTAAAACCAAACGCCAGAACAGGAGAGCGGCACACATGGAAAGACAGAGAGCGCCGCCGAAAGGAAGAGAGGCAGAGAATGGCAGCAGAGGCATTGATAGTAGAGGACGCATACCAGAGAGGCTATGCAGATGCCATAGCAGATATGCGAAAGAAAAAAGAGCAGAGGCGGCAGCGGGAGCAGGCAAAGAAAGCCCGCCGCTGGTATTTCATTAAGCAGAAAGCCTACGGGCTTGCAATGCTGGCAGTTACCGTGCTGGCGGCATGGGCGACAGAGGGCGACATAACAATAGCGGTTATTACCGTACCGCTGGGGCTTACGTGCATTTTCAGTAAAGAAATGCTGATTATGAATGATTACTATTTTACTACGAAAGAAAGGAAAAAGAACCATGATACAGATTTTAGAATTGTTCGGCGGGATAGGTAGCCCACGTTGCGCATTGCGCAATATTGGCATACCAGTAAAAGCCATTGATTACGTGGAAATAGACGAAAAGGCGGTACGTTCATACAATGCAATGTTTGCCGACGAGCTGCC